CAATTGAGAATGTATTTGATCTAAAGAACATTCCATACACCAAGAAAACACTAGGTTTAGACTTTACTAAGGTAGAGTTTATGGAACAGTTCGGTAGAACTACTTTCCCCAGAGTAGTTAATACTGAAGGAGTAGTGTTAGGTGGTGCCAGTGAAACTGTTAAAATTCTAAAAGAACAAGGTATTATTTAATGTCCTCCCCAATTCAATTTCCAAGTTCACCAGAAAATGGTGATGAGTTTTTAGCCGGTAATGGCACAACATATCAATATGATGCCCTAACAGAACAGTGGAAGATTTTATCTGGTCCTGGCACTCAAGGTCCTATAGGTCCTGCAGGTCCTCTTGGCTCTACAGGTGCTACTGGACCTACCATTGATATTGGTACCCTACCAGAACTTAGTTGATATGTTATAATATATCATAGTAACCCTATGATATATGACTGCTCCTGTTGTTAAGATTTTGACTCCTGCATATATGGGTCAAGTGACTACACAATATATGCATAGTCTTATTGACTTTATACCATATGCTATGAGTAATGGTATAGGTGTAACCTTTGAGACAATGCCCAACTGTTCTCTCATCAGTTTGGGTAGGAATGTGATGCAGGCTAGAGCACTCAGAGATCCCACATGGACTCATCTAATGTGGATTGATTCTGATATTAGATTTCCAAAGGAAGCTATTATCAGTATGTTATTTGATGATAAACCTATTATGGGTGGTTTCTATCCAAAGAAGTCACTACCCATTGATATGGCAAGTTCCCCCATGCTTGGTGGTGAGGAAACTGAGCAACTATTTGAAACTGATTATGTTGCCACTGGTTTCATGTTAATTAAACGTGAAGTCATTGAGAAGATGCAAGATTCATACCCCGAACGTAAGTTCTTCTATCAGGGTAGTGACGAATATTATGATTTATATGCACCTTACATTGATGAAGATTCACCTAATAGACTATTTCTCACTGAAGACTATGCTTTCTGTCGTCTAGCACGTAAGATTGGTTATAAGTCATATATGTCCAAGAGATTTACTCTAGGTCATATTGGTGTTTATGAGTTTAATTGGAATACAGAACAAAATCTATCACAAGCATATATTCAAAAGTATGCACAACCAAAACAAAAACTAGAAAAGGTTGAAGGTGATAGTGAAGATTACAATAAACTAGATGATCTTCCACAATAAATACTAACACTAGAACTACCCCAAACAAATGTCTATAAGAACTGCTTACTACTTAATGCGAAGAAGTGGCGTTAATTATAAGGTTTCAGGAATAGATCTTATAAACAGAGATACTCTTATACTTAATGCTGGTGATGTATTTTTGGTTGAAAGGAGTGGAACCTCATACAAATTTACAGTAGCATTTGATGCTGGAGGAGATGTAGATACATCTAGCATTCAAGATGATGATCTGTTTGTTTGTTTTATTGATGGATCTGAAAAGAAAATTAATGGATTAGAGTTTAGCGCTCTAGTTAGTCCGAACGTATGGGAAACCAAAGACAGTTGGACTCATGTTACTACAAACGTGACGCAGGAATGGGAAAGTGTATATGGTTATGATCATGAGGGTGTCTATCGATTAGATGGAACATTAATAGCTGCTGCTGCTTCCAGCACCGAGCTCACGAGTGAATCAGAATTTGTGATCACTGGTAATAGTTCTAAGGTGAGTGCAGATTACATTGATAGTACAGTAGCGTGGCTTAGTAACATAGGCACAAGAACAGACTTAGGTCATATGTTCTCAGGGATGTCTCAGATGTCTTCATTTGATGGGTATTGGGATACGACCAATGTCACGAATATGGCACGGATGTTCTACAACGTTGGAGAATTTACCCTTGACGTTAGTAGTTGGAATACATCTAATGTGACTAATATGTCGGGGATGTTCTATCGACAGGGTTTGGGTGGTGATTTATTCCTTGTTACAGGGTTTTCTTCCTGGAACACAACGAATGTTACAAATATGCGTGAGATGTTTGAAGGTTGTGAACACAACCAAGACATTAGTGGTTGGGATGTTAGTAATGTAACTGACATGGCGCATATGTTAAGTTATAATGTACTCTTCAATCAAGACATCAGTGGTTGGAATACATCCAAAGTTGAGAATATGTATGAGATGTTCAGCGTCAACCTTTTATTCGACCAAGACATTAGTGGTTGGGATGTTGCTAATGTAACTAATATGGGTTGGATGTTCTTCAGAACGGATGAATTCAACCAAAACATTGGTGGTTGGGATACGTCGAATGTTACAAACATGTATCGGATGTTCGACAATGCTAAAGCCTTCAACCAGCCCATTAATAGTTGGGATACGTCGAATGTTACAAACATGGAAGAGATGTTCGCCGGTGCTATTGATTTCAACGGTGACATTAGTGGTTGGAATACGACCAACGTTATAAACATGGTACAGATGTTCAGAAATGCTTATGTATTCAACCAAAACATTGGTGGTTGGAATACGTCGAATGTTACAAACATGAGACAGATGTTCGACAATGCAAATGTATTCAACCAAGACATTGGAGGTTGGGATACATCTAATGTGACGAATATGCAATATATGTTCGATGATGCAACTGTATTCAACCAAGATCTAAGTGGATGGTGTGTAAGTAACTTTGGATCCAAACCTACTAGTTTCGATGCTGGTTCGGGTTTCGCAGGTCAGACCGCCCTACAACCACAGTGGGGTACTTGCCCATAATGAGTAAGGTTGATATTGTTATTCCTTGTCATGAGTTATATGGAATTCTTGGAGAATGTATTGAATCAGTTTTAGAAACCAAATCTCACAATCCAAATACCTTCGGTCAAGTTATTCTAGTTGATGATGACTCCTCATCAGAGGGAACACTAGAAGAATACTTCAGTGACAAATATCCTGATGTTAAATACGTTAGGAATCCAAAGAGGATGTATTTTAGTGGAACTGTTAATCATGGTTCTGACTATGTTACATCCAAATACTTTATGATGCTAAATTCTGATACTCTAATTGAAACTCCAAACTGGTTGGAGGTTATGGTAGAGGAATATAACTCTGATGATAGGATTAAGATTATTAGTGCAAACTTTGATGATCGCAAACCATACTTTTCTGGAGGACCATTTGTGTGTGGTGTTTGCCTTATGATGGAGATTGATTTGTTCAGACAAATAGGAAAGTTAAAATCTGATGGTAAATTCATTCACTGGCATAGTGATAAGAAATTACAGAATGATGTACGTCGTATGGGATATTTGAATGCTTTATCCACTGCTAAGATAAAACATATGGGAGGCAAATCCCGCGAATACATTCCTAATGAAATTAGAGCATTATCATGAAAAGAGTTCTTGTGACAGGTGGTGCTGGTTTCATCGCTCACCACCTCATCTTAATGATATTAGAAACTACAGACTGGGAGATTATTAGTTTAGATAGATTAGACTTCAGTGGTAATTTAAATAGGTTATATGATATTCTATTAGAATCTCCTCATAAGTCTAGAGTTAAGATAGTATATCATGACCTAAAGGCACCTATCAATCCATTGGTGGCATCAGATATTGGAAAGGTAGATTATATTCTACACCTTGCTGCTGGATCACATGTTGATCGTAGTATTGAGTATCCTTTAGAGTTTGTTATGGATAATGTTGTGGGAACCTGCAACATATTAGACTTTGCTAGAACACAGGATCTGATTCGGTTCATCTACTTTGGAACTGATGAAGTGTTTGGTCCTGCTCCTACAGGTGTGAGTTATAAGGAGAACGATAGATACAACTCCACTAACCCATACAGTGCCAGTAAGGCAGGTGGTGAGGAGTTGGCAGTATCCTTCCAGAATACCTATGGTGTTCCAGTTTATATCACACATACTATGAATGTATTTGGGCAGAGACAACACCCAGAGAAGTTCATACCTATGTGTATTAAACGTATCAGGGATGGTAATGTTGTAACTATTCATAGTGATGAGACTAAAACCATACCAGGTTCTAGACACTACATTCATGCAGAGGATGTATCTGATGCTATTATGTTCCTCTTATCCTATGAAAGTGATGAGAAGTGTCCCAAGTTTAATATTGTAGGAACAGAAGAGTTAAACAACCTACAACTAGCACAGATCATTGCTGATATTCAAGGCAAAGAACTGAACTATGAGATGGTTGATTTCCATACATCAAGACCAGGACACGATCTCCGATACTCATTGTGTGGGGATAAGATGAAGTCATTGGGTTGGGAACCAAAGAACATAAGAGATAGGATTGAAGAAGTTGTTGATTGGACACTTAAGAATGAACGTTGGATTAGTATGTTATAATAATGAGGTTAGAGGTATAAATAACTGAAAATAGGAGGCTATTAAGATGCTTACCGTATCAATTGTGTTTGGGGTGATCCTACTCCAAATGTTCCTCCTCCTAGGTGGTGTTATTGGGTACCTAGCTTATGGGTACCTATCAATACAAGCCTCCCAGCTACCCAATCATCCTGAATTCTACGATGAAGAAGGAAACGTACTACCAGATGAAATTCTTGCTATTCGTTTTGAACATAGCTATGGTCAGGATGGAGAGTGGATTGGTGAAGAGGATTAAACTATTACTTTTTGGAAAACATTATGACAGAAGCGACAAAGAAACCAAGACCTGCACGTAAGGCACGCAAACCAGCGGCACCTAAAGTTCCTACCTCCCTACCAAACAATCCTTTGATGTTTGAGATTCTTGATATGGCATCTCGTACTAGAGGTACTGAAAAGAAGGTAGAAGTTCTTCAGAGATATGGGTGTGGTGCTATAAAGGCACTATTCATTTGGAACTTTGATGAGACTGTAGAGTCTGCTCTACCACCAGGTGATGTTCCTTACTCTGGTTATGACGAACAGAATGTTTATAGTGGAACACTAACTGACAAGATTGAAGAGTCTTCACGTCAGATGTATGAGAATGGTAGTTTCTCACTTGGTTCTACTGATGCCAACGCTAAGACTACACTAAGAGCACAATGGAAGAACCTCTATCATTTTGTTGAAGGTGGTAATGGTGGTCTCTCACAAACACGACGTGAGATGATGTTTATTAATCTTCTAGAATCTATTCACCCATTGGAAGCAGAGATTCTTATCTTAGTCAAGGATAAAGAACTTGACACCAAGTATAAGGTTCCCTTTGAGGTGGTAGAAGCGGCATTCCCAGAGATCCAATGGGGAGGACGTTGAATAAATACAAAGGATATGTTATAATGTCCACACGTTCAACTCACTTCGGTGGGTCGCAAGTAAGTCGCGGAACGGATTCGTTCATCCAGGAAACTGGACGCAAACGACTGAAGGAACGGGTTTTAACTAACCTCAACTTCAGGAGTACTACTATGAACACTCTCGCACTCATCAAAAAGCAGATCAACAAAGCTGCCGCACTTCACAACGCACAGATCTCTCACACCGCCTATCGTGGTGTTGAGTATGATGTTAGTTGTGATCAGTCTTCCGAGACACACGGCACTTTCTGCTACCGTGGACGCACTTATAACAAGTGAGTCCTAACTGAATAGTGTAGGAAAGGGAAGGACTTGTTTCTTCCCTTTTTTTGTGCTATAATATAACCAAGTAATCTATCATCATGGACACAGACAAAGTAAAGTTTCTCATTCAATCCATAGAGGTTCTTATTGATGAACTAAAATCAGAAGTATATACTAAGGGTGAAACTTTCAAAGTAAGTGAAACTCAGTATTCTGAGGAAACAGAAATCCCAATGACTACAACAAACCTTTATCCTGAAGTGACAGACGATCTATGAAACCAGTCAAGGCAGATACACTCCTGAAACTAGATCCTCACCAGAAAGTTGAGATGATCCGTTGTACTCCCAATCCACAACAACTTGTGTATATGGGTGGTAAGAATGACTATAGTGAGTTGCCCATTGAAGACACCGACATTCCTCACGAGAACGAGTGTGGTGCATGGGTTATTGAGCAACTCCTAGCAAACGAGAGAGGACACTGGGGACCCCTAGAACACCCCTCTATCACCTTCTCCTGTAGTGGGTTCGTTCATAACGTTATGGTCCAGGCAAGAACCCATAGAGTGGGTATTAGTTTTGATGTTCAGTCACAACGATATACCTGTAAGAGAGTTCTAAAGGTTGCAGAGGGGAAACTATCACCCCAGTCAGTGTTCTATGTGAGACCTCCTGGTTTCTATACAAATAGAAAGGGGAAGAAGTATGAGTGGTCTGAGGATGACTACCAGACACAACTAGGACTAACACTAGCAGCATCTAGACGATACGCAGTTCAGTTTGAGAATGGTGTATCTGAGGAACATGCTCGTGATTATCTACCACAGAACATTCGTCAGAACTTTGTAGTCACCTTTAGTCTTCGTTCTCTTCTACACTTCCTAGATCTTAGAGCTAAACTAGATGCTCAGTTGGAAATCCAAGCTCTATGTGAGGCTATGATTGAACCTACTAAGACCTGGGTTCCAGAAATCTTTGAATACTACTCAGAGAAACGACTACACAGGGCAAGACTTGCCCCCTAAATATTTTTATGTCTAATGGAGGATTGAATGGCAAAGTATGATGTAATCAATAAGGACACTGGGGAGACTAAAATCATTGATGTTAGTGTCCATGAAATCACCCAGTGGTATGAAGATAATAAACCTTGGGTCCGTGACTGGTCACAGGGATGTGCTGGTGGAGGTGAGATTGGTGATTGGAGAGACACTCTAAGAAAGAAAGCACCAGGTTGGAATGATGTATTGGGTGTAGCAGCCTCACAAAGAGGTTCCCGAGTCAAGAAGCTCTGATTTTTAGTATTATTTTATAGTTATTATGGCCGCTAGAAAGAAAAGAACATCTGCGAACTCCAACATTGGGGTAGGACTTACTACCAAGCAGATGAAGAGGAAGAAACCAATCAATAGTGACTTCCTCAC